ACAGGATCAAATTGATCCAACTTTTTCTTCAACTGCGATACCAAATCACCAGGCGGTTTGCCCAGCATTTTGATACGATAGTTGTAGGTACGTTCGCTTTCGGCGAGGTAATGGGCAAAATTTTTCATATCAGGTTCCTGTAACATATTTATTCTTTTTTATCTTTTTGATCTTTGCTGAGCAATCGTTCCAGCAGATCATTACGACTCAACACCATGCCCTGTGCTGTTTGCATGGCTTCACCTGTGCCTGCATCTGCGGCTTTGGCGTCAATTACACTTTGCTGTTGATCCAGTCGCATCTTTTTCAACTGTAGATCAATCATTTTCAACTTCTTGTCCATTTTGGCTGTTTTTGCTGTGATAGCATGTCCCAACATGTTGCTGGCCACTGAGAATATCTCGCTGGCAAATCTGCTATCAACTTGCATGCCCAGATCCATTAGGTCATTGTAACTGCTTTTGGCCAGGTCAGCCAGGCCGTCCATTTCTTCGTCGTTGGCTTCTAGGCCACGCACTCCGGGCAGGGCTTGATCAATTTTGTCTATGTTGTCGTCTAAGGTTTGTAGTTGACTACGCAGGTCTTGTGCAGGGGTGGATCCAGCATCATTGACAGGGGCGTCTTCAGATGGGGGTAATTCAAAAAGTTCTTCGAGTTTACGGGTCATGCCCTATTTAGTGGTCAAGCACGACCGTTGTGAAACATATCCGATTCTGTTATCACTCTAAAACTTAACCCGTTTTTTCTGGCCCATTTGGTGGCTGCGTCCCATTTGGCATAGTTGATTGCTACTACAGCACGGTCTCTGCTGTTCATTTTTGACTCGATCACACTTTGACTTTTGGGTTTGATTTCAATCAACTCGGCTCGCACAGTGTTGTCTCTGTTGCGATAAGTGATCAAAAAGTCTGGAATGTATTGTGTCATCTTGCCTGTTATGGGATGACGATAAGGGATAGCAATGCTTTCGCTGGCCCATTGCAACACATGATCGTTGGTGTCGCAGAACTTCATAAAACTCAGTTCCCAACCTGATCTGTAGCGAGGCGTTCCATTGCCCGCATACTTTTCACGATTGAGTATGACATAGTTGCCCTGTGCCCAACGACTCATAGCAACACGTTTCTGGCCTGATAAAAGTTAGGTACTACTGCAACACCCACACCCAACAGTGTGGCAGCACTGCGAATGGCATTGAGATAGTAGGCCAGGCTGGCACTGAGATTGATACCGTTTTGTCCTTTGAACTCGTCCAGCAAGGTCAGTGGCGATATACCAGTGGTCTCTGCCACCCTAAACAAACTCACAGTAAAGTTGCCAGCAGCCTGACGAGTGCTCATTGTGCTTAAAAAATAACTGTACACAATGTCATATTCTGCAGCAGGCACATTGGTGTCGTAGGCATAAAAGTTGTCAAAAACTCTGACAGTTAAATCTACATTGGGATTGGTATAATTTACAGTGCTCATCGTCTTGTATTTAATAATCTGTTGGTTTCGGCTTGACTTTGATTGGGACCGGTGTTGTTTCTATTGAATGTTTGTGTGGGAAAGATCCAGCCGTCAGCCTTGTTGGCCACGGCTCTAGTGGCTGCAGGTAATCCTTGTTGCAGCGTTTGTGTGCCAAGTGCCACAGCCTCACTCTTGGCAATGGCAGCAAGATTTTTGCCTTTGAATGTTTTGTCAAGACGTGCGGCTTTTTGTGCAGCACCAATCAAGCCCAACACACTGCCACTTTGCAAATCGCCGATGATACCAGCACCTGTTTCCAGCAACCCGCCTTGCCCAAACACTGTGGCGTTTGAACCTGGTCTAGCAATGGGACTGAGTTCTTTGTCGTAGTGTGCATCTGTAGCAAACCCTTGCACGTTGGGATCACCGCCCGATTGTGCTCGACCCACTGCACCTGAATAGTATTTCACTGTTTCATAAGCAATGGTCATTGAATTTTGCATGGTACCACCACCTTCAGAGTAGTTGTACTGATCATGGCTCCAACTGGTGATCAATGGGTTGATCAGCACGTATTCAGCAAACTTGCGTTGATCCATGCCATAGATCCTGATGTCCCTGAAGAACGCAGGCTTGCCGCCGGCAACACCATTGGTTGATCCATCATTGAATGCTTCGCCAATAAATCCCCAGTCGTTGACATTGCCCACACGTTCTTTGGCATAGATGTCTCTGGCATTGTAGCCAAAACCTGCTTGACGCTGTGCATCAGCACCATTGCTGCCATTGGTGTTGTTGGGATCCAAGTAACGTTGTGATGAATCTTTGTAGTAATAATTCATGTAGTAATACCACATCTTGCGAATCAAATCGCCACTGGTATCATGTAGTGTTACATTGATTGGATCGTAGTTGAGTTTTTTCTGTATGATTCTTTTGCGATTGTATTGATTTAGGGTTTCTGTTTCAATATTGTACTTTGGCAAATCAATGGTTTTTACTGCCAGACTGAGATTGGTTATATCATCATTGCCAAAAGCACCACGCAAAAAAGGAATCTCTGCCAAGTTAAGTGTAAAACTCACATGGAAGAGAAACTTGTATCGAGGTTTTAGTTCGTAGGCATTAGTGGTAAAAGTTTTGCTTGCGTGAGTGTAATCACGCAAAATGTTGTCACCTAGGAACCCGCTTTTAAAATTGTTGCCGAAATTTGGATCTATAGCCTTAAGGAAATTTTGTCCAAAAAATGACACGTTTAAATTCCTGCAGCACTTACTGAGCCAGCGATGGTACGTGCAATTTTTGTAGCAACACCAACACCAACTGGGCTTTGATTAGCATTGTCATAAATGATGCCCATGGTAATTGTTACAGGAGCATTTTCACTGTAGTTCAATGCACCATAGTCAGCACTATTAAGATAGCAGCCATACAATTCCCAAGTTTCTAACACAACTGGAGCAGTAGCACCATTACCACCGTCAAGGATTTCAACTTTGGTTGTGAACTTGTAATCGACTCCAGAAGCAGCACTACTCATTTCTAAGAAGTCCATTTGTTTCTGTAGCTGTTCGCCAACTAACTTGCTCACAGCACCCGACGCATCGTCACGGATTTCGCAAGAAGTAGGTGCCCATGCGTGTTTGCCAGCTAAGTTCAATTTTGAATTGTAGATAGGTATCTCTATGTTCTCAAATGTTAAGTTAGGACGAGCAAAACTTATTACCTGTTTGGTCAATTCTGTTCTTGGTGTACTGACACCAAAGTTTTCAAACATCACTCTAAAGCGATATTTAAGTTTGGGCATCAACAGACCTTGTGTTGTCGAACTCTGATCGCTGGCCAAAGGTACTGTCATTTTGTTTAATGATGCTGATGGCATTTGTTATATCTCCTGTTGTGTTTATTTACCTAATTCAATGACCGGTCGAAACCGGTCATTTTAGATCAAGCATTAAGTCCTGAAATTTCTCCAGTGTTCTTGATACGCAATGGAATGTAGATAAATTCAACTGCTTTGACTGGTTCAATAGCAACGTCAACCCACAACTCGTTGCGGTCAATACGTGCAGGAGTGTTGTTACTCAAGTCGCAAACAACCAAGTAGTCATAAAGAGCACGTTTGGCCACAAGGTCAATCATCAAACTGTTAACAGTGTTGGTGATCTCATTGCGTGTGATTTGATCATTGGGTTCAAACAAGTACAGTTTGCCAATTTCTTCCAGGCGTCCACGCAAGAAGCAGATCAATCGTGCAACGTTGATGCGATCCAATGCTGTGGTGGCACCTTGACGTGTTTTGTTGCCAAAGTTTGTGATACCAATACCTGGAATAAAGGTAATGGGGTTGATGTTGTTTTCATACAATATGTCACGTACACTTTGTCCCACTGCCAACTGTACAAACTCACCAGTTTGTGCATTGATGTACCCAATAGCCTCAGCATTGTCTACCACGCCTCGACGTGTGCCAGCAGGTGCCAGCCATGGATAACTCACTGCATCACTACGCAAGATTGTGCGTACCATCATGTGTGTGGGCGGTGCAACAACAGTATTGCCACTCAAGTCTGTGGTCTGGCAGCTGGGATAGAACACAGCAGCATAAGCACTGCCAATTGTCAAGCCGTCATCTGTGGGCACACCAAGACCGTTGTTGTTGGTTGCATGTGTCACTAGATCATTGCCTGTGTTTGGCAATCGCATTGGTGTGTCTCCTACCACAAACAATGTGTTGGCACGTTCGTTGCTGAGTGCCACCAAGTTGACCAACAACTCAGGATAAGCAGGTGCAGCAATCAAGTTGAATTGATTTTGTTCTTCACGTGCAGCCAGACTGGTATCAATGCCTGCCTTCATTGCAGCCACAATCAGTTTGCGTTGTGCCAATCGTCCAGCGTACATGGCACCGTCGTCTTTGTTGCCTGATGCTGTGAGCCATGTGTTGGTCACTGTGGGTAATATATCATCTGGGAATGTGGTTGAGTTAAAATAATTGCTTTGATAACTCTTGACATTGTACCCTGAACGGCGTGTGTTGAACAACAACATACCTTGGGGATACAGTGCAGGATCGGGTGCATCCAAATCCAAATAATCACTGATCAACAAACTTTCAATTGTGGGGAATGGATCGGCCACAGGATCTGTGGTGCCATTTGGTGCCCAACGTGCATCTGCAAACAGGATACCGTTTGAAGTGATTTGATCAGTGGTGTCAACTGCAACCCATTGATCTGTGCCGCTGACTTGTTCCCAACGATACAACAAGGGATAGTTTTCAAGATCACTGCTGTCAATCCACAGGTCACCGTATTGCAATGGGCTTTCGGCTGCATCGTTCTGTGTCAGTGGTTCTGAGGCAGCAACAATGGGTCCTGACGCATTGGTCAATGTAAGATCAAACCCTCGTGTGTCGTTGGTGACATTCTGATAACCTTGCCATGTGCCGTTGTCTTGGATCATGATATCTACATCGCTTACTGAACTGTAGTACCACAAACGACCATCAGCTGGATTTTGATCAGGGGCAACATCGCTTGCTGTGTAAGAGAACAAATCAGTGCTGACCCAATTGCTCAATACCAATTGATTTGCAATTTGAGCCTGACGCACTTTGGGAGTAGCTGTGGTAAATCCAGCAGTGGTCACTGGTGTACCAGTGAAATTTTGTAAGTATATCGAGCCGCCTTGGCTGTGTGTGAACACAATATTGCCAGCACTGTTTACGCTGGCACTAACATAAGGCACGTTAGCAGCACTGACAGAAGTTATAAAAGCAGCAACACTGGTTCCACTCAATGTCACAACATAAGGTGTATTTGGTTGCAGATCATAATTGGTCAATGACTGTCCTGCTTGTGTAGCATAGATATAAAAAACATTATTTTGCACAAACAATGCATCGCCACCAGATCCAGGAGTGGTAGTACCAGTTACAACTGTGGCACCCAACGCAGTTCTTTCCAACAACAAGAAACTGGCATTTGAATTGGGAGTTGTATTGTATAGTTCAGAATTGTATTGCACATAAGTGCTGCCAACTGGAATATTCTTGCCGCCACCAGTGGGATCAAGACCATAGTTTGCTGTGCCATCGTATGAATATACAGGACTGTTTTGTGCAACAAAGGTATCCAATGCAGCACTGTATTGTTTTACTTTCAAACTCATGCCAGTACTGGCAGTGCTGAGATTTTGCCAAACGGATCCTGTGGGAGCAGAATCTGTGTCTGTGGTTCTCCAGCGAGGTGCTTGATAACTGTAACCTGGGAAATAACTTGGAGCACGATATTCACCAGATGTAATACCCAGTGTGGTCAACAAGTTAGCGGTTGTTGCAGGAATTGTGCCTGTTTCAATGCTAATAACACCACCGCTGTCTGTGGATCCGTCATTGGAAGCAACACTGGTTGCATACAATGTCAACTTGTTGTTGACTGCGGCAGCAGTAACGCCCGGAATAGCTTGACTGTTAATAACCGCAGCAAATCCTGTTACGGTGTTGGTAGCACTAACAGTACACAACACATCATTGATGTACATGTTGGCACCAACTGGCAAACCGCTGCCAGACACTGAGTTTGTGCCTTGCAAGGCAGGCCATGATGTTTTCCATGCATCTGTGCCCAGTAATACCCAGGTGTTGTTTGAGTTTTTGTACCAATTCTCATTGTTCAAACTCACTGCACTCACCGCATAGTCGCCAATGCTGCCAATGGTGCTGATGGGAGTATAATCACCGCCAGCATAGTCAACCACATCTGCTGTGTCTGTAATCACAATAGGCACTTGGTTGGTAAATGTTGCGGATGTTTGATCCCATTCAAATATGCCCCAGAGACTAGTGCTAGTATCTAACCAGTATGTGCCGTTGTTGGGGTTGCCTGTGGGACGACTCAAACTTGCAGTCAATTCTGTTAGGTCAATGTCCACACGTTGAACATACGCACGATTGGTAACGCCCAGGGCTGAGTAAGCTGCCAACAATCCGTACTCGTTGAGTTCGTATCCGTTAATAGGGGTACCAGTGGTGGTGTTGTAGAAGAACGGCACACCAAATGTGGCTGCCAAATCACGCTGACTGGTAATGAGATAAGTTTTGTTTGCATTGGCAGCGGTTGT